ACAAGGGCGAAAAAGGATTAGATGGTATTATTGGTTCTAACGGCGATAAGGGCGAGAAAGGTAATGCAGGAGATAAGGGCGAAAAAGGATTAGATGGTATTATTGGTTCTAACGGCGATAAGGGCGAGAAAGGTGAAGTAGGCCCATACAATTCCTTTGACATGACAATAGATACATTTACTGGTGATGGAAGCAATACTATATTCTCTCTTTCAACAACACCGGTAAATGCTAATCACACCCTAGTCATAGTTAGTACGGTGGTTCAGGAAAGAACAGCCTACTCTCTAACAGGGGCCAACCTAACATTTACAGCAGCACCAAGCAATGGAGAGATAATTGAAGTTACAACATTTGCTGGAGGAGCCAAAGGTCAAAAAGGTGAATCTGGTCTTACAACAGGAAAGGCAATAGCGATGGCTATTGTATTTGGAGGTTAATTTAAATGGCAAACCCTAATATAGTAAACGTATCTACCATCTACGGGAAGACTTCTGTAGCCAACGTTTCTACTAGTGCAGCGGCAATAGTTACTAACTCAGCCAACAGCGGCTCAATCTATAAGATTAATTCTTTAGTGGTATCTAACATAGATGGAACAACAACTGCCGACGTTACTGTTGACTTATATAGAAGCTCAATTGCATACAATCTTATTTCTACGGTCGCTGTTCCAGCTGATGCTGCATTTGTTGCAATAGACAAAAACGCACCTATCTATTTGGAAGAGGGTGATGCTCTTAGAGTTACGGCAAGTGCAAACGGAGACCTCCAAGCAGTATGCTCATATGAGGATATATCTTGATAAACGGAAATCTTAAAGGAAAAACTATTACAGTCTCCCAGGCTGTAGCATCCGGCATCTTTACCCGCGATGAAGTTTTCCTTTATAAAGTATCTAATACGTTTCCAATTTCTTATTCAAACCGTGATGATTATTTTAATTATGTTACTATTTTATTAAGCGGGGACGCAAATACATTCGTACGTGATGCTTCTAATAACTCTTTTAATATTACTGTAAACGGTGATACAAGACTTTCAGCGTTTACTCCTTATGGCATAAGCTGGAGTAACTTCTTTGATGGAAACGACACTCTAACAACACCTTCAAATACGGCGTTCACCTACGGTACATCAGATTTTACTATTGAAGGGTGGGTATATTTAACAGCAGGAGTTGGTGGTGGCGGCTACTCATATTTATTCGGTCAAGGAGCAAGCTCAGGGTCAACAGCCACTCTTGGCCTTTATATTCAAGATGGAGTCTTTAAGGTATGGAACGGATCGGCTGTAATAGTGGGATCAGTTTCTTTTACATTAAATTCCTGGACTCATTTTGCAATTAGTAGATCAGGAACTACTCTTCGTTTGTTTATCAATGGGGTTTTAAGCGGATCGGCAACAAATAGTAGTAATATAACTACAGGATCAACCACAGGAGTAAGCATAGGTCGTTGGTCTGAAATTAGTGATACAAATTATATTGCAGGATATGTTTCAAACTTTAGGGTAGTTAAAGGATCTGCTGTCTATACTAGTGCGTTTACTCCGCCCACATCACCACTAACAGCTATATCTAATACCGTTCTACTAACCTGTCAATCTAACCGCCTCATTGATAACTCTACTAATGCTTTTACTATAACTAAAAATGGTGATGTAGCAATTAGTGCATTCGGCCCATTTACAGAAACAGATGTAACAACAGGGTCAGGCTATTTTGATGGAACTGGCGACTACTTGACGATACAAGGTAATTCTAATTTTGTTTTTGGAACTGGTAATTTTACTTTAGAAGCTTGGATATACCCTACAGCTTCGCAAGCACAATATGCTGCTATACTTGCAAATTACGCTACGGATGGATGGTTTTTAGCTTATAGTACCAGTAACATTATTCAATTTTCTAATTTTAATGTCGTTGCTCTTGCTTCCAGTACAGCCGTACCTCTTAACGCCTGGACACACATCGCTGTTGCGCGAAACGGTACGTCTTTAAAAATGTTTTTTAATGGAGTGGAAGTAGCTAGTAACACTAGTTCAACTACGTATGGTATAGCTAACACTACATATGTTGGATTTAATGGAACGAGTCATTATATAAATGGGTACATTGCAGACACAAGAGCTACAAAAGGTACCGCATTGTACACCACTACATTTACCCCTCCAACATCTTCCCTTACCGCGGAAGCCAACACCCAGCTTCTCACTCTACAGAATCGCATTGGACATAACAATCATCAGTTTGTAAATGAAGGGGAACCAAAATATTTAATTACTCGTACCGGCAATGTAACACAAGGCTCTTTCTCACCATTTAGTCAAACCGGGTGGTCAAATTATTTCGATGGTACTGGAGATTATTTAAACGTATCATATTTGGCTTCTAACTTTGGTACCGGAGATTTTACAGTAGAGGTATATGTTTATCTAACGAGATTTGACAACGATGGTAATACTATATTAGATACAAGATCAGGAGCAACAGCTAATCCGTTCTTTTTTGGTATTACATCAGCCGGATTGGTATATTACTACACCGGTACGGTATATAGTTCATCTACGGCAGTTCCTTTAAATACATGGGTCCATTTAGCTATTTGTAGATCTGGAACTACACTCAAGATCTTTCAAAACGGTGTAGAAACTTTATCAAGAACAGATAGTTCTAATCTAACGGGAACTAGCACAGGCTCCGTAACTATCGGCAGAGCTGTACAAGGGATCGCGCACATAAACGGCTATCTTTCTAATTTAAGAATAGTAAAAGGAACAGCTTACTATACTACAGCTTTTACTCCTCCAACAGAACCTCTAACCGCTATCTCAGGAACATCGCTGCTGACTTGTCAATCAAATCGTTTTGTGGATAATTCTACTAATGCATTTACTATTACTAGAAATGGAGACTCCTCTGTTCAAGCTTTCAGCCCCTTTGGTACTAACACTCCTTATTTAGAATCAACTGTTGGAGGAAGCGCTTATTTTGATGGCACAGCAGACAACCTTTCTATTGCAGGGAGCACCGCTCTTGCAACTACGGGTGATCTAACGCTAGAGGCATGGGCGTACCTTAATAGTGCATCAAATTATGCTGGTATTTTTAGTATGAGAAACAGCACTAACGCTGATGGTTTAGCTATTAATATTCTTAACACCGGGTACATTGATTTTTCTTTAGATGGATCTTCACCAGGAGAATATACCGGCACATTAGTACCGCTTAAACAGTGGTTCCATATTGCTTTAGTTAGATCAGGTAGCAGCACCAATAATGTAAGTTGCTATCTTAACGGAACTAGAGTAGGTCAGTTTACTTCTAATTTTACTTCCAACGGAGCAAGCAACGTTGCAATTATTGGAAGGTATTATGCCGATGGAGCTAATCAATATAATCTAAACGGGTTTATTTCTAGCTTAAGATACGTAGTAGGTTCAGCTCTTTATTCCGGAACTACACTAACAGTTCCTACAGCTCCCCTCACTGACATAAAAGGCACTCAAGTTCTTTTAAACTTTAATAAAATGGGAATTCTTAATTCAACATCAAAGAATTCATTTGAAACTGCAGGAGATGCGAGAATAATAACTTCTACCAAGAAGTTTGGAACAGGATCAATGTATTTTGATGGAACTGGCGACTACTTAACCACTTATACAAACCCAGATCATTCTTTTGGAACAGGTAATTTCACAATAGAATGCTGGGTATACAGGCTTGATACACCTGCAAGAGGAGTAGTTCAAATTTCTAGTACTGCAGGAGGACTTAGCACCTCCGATCTTGGTCTTGCAATTGGCAGTGATACTGGTAGCGTTTGGAGAATATATTGCAACGGTACAGGATACAATTCAACAGTAACTTATTCTACTAATACTTGGTACCACGTTGCATTAGTTAGAAACAGTGGAACAACAAGATTGTATGTAGATGGAACATCAGTTATATCTCAATCCGATACAACTAATTATACCGGTGGTAATATTTGTATAGGAGGGTTTTACAGTACATCATTCTTAATGTACGGATACATAGATGATTTCCGAGTAACTAGAGGTATTGCTCGGTATACTGCAACTTTTATTCCTCCACCCATAGCACATCCTACCGCTTCTGCTACTTCTTAATAAATATTTTATTTAACATAAAAGTAAATAACTATGACAATCTCACTTTCTAATTTAAATGCAGGATTCTATGCCGGAGATAAAGGCAGCACCGGAGGAGCTGGAAGCAAAGGCGACAAAGGCGACTCCGGTCAGAAAGGTGAATTAGGATCCAAAGGCGATAAAGGCGATGTAGAAGCTCAAGGTAACAAAGGAGAAAAAGGTGATCTAGGCTCCAAAGGCGAGCAAGGAGCTTTTGGAGGAGCATCGTTTGAATTTATATACACCAATTTAACATCTAATACTGAACCAGGAAATGGCTTACTTAGATTTAATAACGCCTCTCTATCGTCCGCTACCTTACTTTTTATTGATCAAGAAGACGGTTCAGGAGCTAATACCTATGGCTACCTACAGGCTATAGATGATTCTACTTCTTCAGTTAAAGGTACATTTACTATAACTGAAGTAGCAAATAATGATAACTTTGCCTACTTTAGTATTACAGGTACCCATGGTCACTACACCCATTACTTTGAACTACCAATTATATTTCTAACTGGACCAGCTTCATTTAGTAATAACACTCCAGTTGCAATTACGTTTGCAAGAACTGGTGATGCTGGAGATAAAGGTACTACTGGAGAGAAAGGTCAAAAAGGAGAAGAAGCAACCCTTGCACAAGCCATTGGTACTTCTGCTAACGTACAATTTGGTTCTCTTGGGGTAGGTACAGCAGCATCCGGAACCACTGGAGAGATTAGAGCAACAAATAACATTACTGCATATTATTCTTCTGATCAAAAATTTAAAGAAAACGTCCAGCAAATAGAAAACGCACTTGAAAAAGTAATGTCAATTGGCGGTAAGACTTTTGATTGGACAGAAGAATATATAAGTCAGCATGGCGGTGAAGATGGATACTTCGTTAGAAAAAAAGACTTTGGAGTAATTGCTCAAGATGTGGAAAAGGTTTTTCCAATAGCCGTCAGACTGAGAGAAGATAAAACTCTTGCAGTAGACTACGATAAATTGGTAGCGCTGGCATTTGCAGCTATTGTTGAGTTAAAATATGAGATAGAAAAAATTAGGAAATAATATGGCATTACAATCATCAGGTCCTATATCTTTAAACGATATTAATACAGAGTTTTCTCTAGGATTTAATTTAAACTCTTATCGTAACGCTGTCTATTATACGTCATCAGCCGGCCCCTTCAATTTTCCTACTACTAACATTTCTTTTAATAATTTCTATGGCACTGACAACGCAAGTGCAAGTGTTTTAGTTGTTAATGTGTTTACTACTACAACTTCCTGGACAGCTCCTGCTGGAACAACATCTGTAGATTATCTTGTTGTTGCTGGTGGTGGAGGGGGAGGTTTTGTACCTGGAGCAGGCGGCGGTGCAGGGGGGTTTGTTTTAGGAAGCGGATTGGCTGTTACCCCAGGTCAAACATATACTGTAACAGTTGGAGGAGGCGGTGGAAGAGATGGAGGAGGAGGTAGTCCATCAATCTTTTCTTCTATTACTGCTGTAGGAGGAGGGGGAGGAGCAACCCCTGGACCCTCGGCTGCCCCCGGAGGGTCCGGAGGATCCGGTGGCGGGGCGACCAGAAGATTTTCTAACTCTCCAGCAGTTGGCGGTGGTGCAGGAACACCAGGTCAAGGAAATGGTGGAGGGAATTGTAACGCCAATAGACCTTCTGGCTCTCCTAATTATGCAGCTGGAGGAGGCGGAGGAGGAGCAGGAGGCGGAGGAGGCACCGGTGTTTCCGCATTTTCTGGCGCCTCTGGTGGAGGTGGAGGACCTGGTGCCGGTACAACTATCTCTGGATCATATGCTGAATACGCTGGAGGAGGCGGAGGCGGAAGAACATTGTCTAGCCAAAACAACTTTACAGGAGTAGCGGGAGGAGGCTCAGGAGGAGGAGGCTCAGCGGGCCGCCCAGGAGGCGCTGGAGCTCCAAGCACTGGAGGAGGTGGAGGGGGAGGCGCTGCTGTCAGCCCAGGTACACCAGGGGGCCCGGGTGGGTCAGGAATCGTTATTCTCAAATATTATTCGTAATAAAGGTGAAAAAATGGATTATAAAATTTACAGATTACATGGGCTTGATTCTGCAATGCATTTTCTTCGCCCTGGTGCCGCATGGGAAATAACCAACTCAAAGTTCACTAGATGGGAAGACCCCCGGCCATGTCCAGAATGGTCCGAGGTAATGCAAACCATGGAAAAATTAAAAGCTTTAGAAGACTCAATTAATACCGTTTGGCTTCCAGAGCAGATTGAATCTATTAAAAATAATTCAGAAAATCGACAACAAACTAGAGTTAATGACATTGTAGCTAAACAAAAGTACTTTAGTGATTTGGTGAAAGAGCGGGAAGGTAAGAATGATTTATAATTTGTTCCCTATCCCGATAGGGAGATATGAATTAGGAAGAGATGTTTCAGTTAAAGAGCTTTCCTTTATAAAAAACCAATCAGTTCGCTCTAATGAAGGTAACAAAACTAGTACGTGCTCATCGCTATTAGAAAATAAAGAACTTACTCTAATTCGTGATTTTATTGAAACAAAAATTTCAGAATATTTTACTGAAGTTTATAAACCAAAACACTTAGTTAATTTAAAAATAACGCAGTCATGGGCTAATTATACAACACCTGGTGAGTTTCATCACAAACATCGACATCCTAATTCTTTTATATCAGGTGTCTTTTACATGCAAAGTGATCCTCTTAAAGATAGAATATATTTTTATAAGGACACCTATCAACAACTGTTTATACCAAGCGCTGAATTCAATGAATGGAATTCTGAGTCGTGGTGGTATGATACAAAACCAGGCGATTTGATTATTTTTCCTTCTAGCCTGTCTCATTTGGTTGATAATGTTACTTCTCAACATACACGAATAAGCCTTTCCTTCAATACCTTTCCTATTGGTTGTGTAGGAGATAAATTTGAATTAACAAGTGTTCGTTTTGATGAATTTGATACGGAATACGGAAAAAAGTAAATGACCCCTCAAAATTTGACTGATTATGTTGCTGTCTACGAAAATGCTATTCCAATGGATGTATGCAAAAAAATTATGGATAATTTAAATTTTTTAAATTGGCAAACTCATGCATATAGTAATTATTCTTTAAACCAAGAAATTAGTTTTGAAGACGATCTTTATGTTAGCTCGGATGAAATTCCAGAATCAGAATATTTAAAACAAAAGGTATGGGATACTTTAAGTGATTATTTTAAAAATAAAATTTCATTTGCAGAGGAATGGTATGATGGTTGGTACGGATTTACTCCTTTAAGATTTAATAAATACACTCCGAATACACGAATGAGGATACATTGTGATCATATTCAAAGTATGTTTGATGGTGATAGAAAAGGTATTCCTACATTAACAGTGTTAGGTACGCTAAACAAAGATTACGAAGGTGGTGAATTTGTACTATTTCAAGATCATGAAGTAGCGCTTCCAGAAGGTTCTTTAATAATTTTTCCCAGCAATTTTTTATTTCCTCACGAGGTTAAAAAAATTAAAAAAGGTAATCGATTTTCTTTTGTAACGTGGGTTTGGTAGGAGAAATAAATGGCTCATTTCGCAGAATTAGACAATAATAATAAAGTGATTCGCGTTTTAGTTATTTCTAATAATGATACAATTAATAATGACGGCATTGAAGACGAGAGTGTGGGTGTAAGTTTTTGTAAAAATTTGTTCGGAGGCGGTAACTGGATTCAAACTTCTTACAACGCTAATTTTAGAAAAAATTATGCAAGAATAGGTGATACTTATGACCATGTCCGAGATGCATTTATTTCACCTAAACCTAATTATGGTGAAAACGAATGGACTTTTAATGAAACAACGTGCCGGTGGGAAGAAGTCTTATAATAACTCTATTATTGTGTTACTATAAATACTCTATAAAGGAGTTATTATGGCCGTTCCAGCCTCAAGATCAGAATTCAGAGAATATTGCCTCAGATCACTCGGTAAACCCGTTATAGAAATTAACGTGGATGACGATCAGGTAGAAGACAGAATCGATCAAGCTTTAAAATACTATTGGGACTATCATTTTGATGGTACCGAGCGAATATATTACAAGCACCAAATAACAGATTCTGATAAAGCAAATCAATACATTACTCTTCCAGATAACATTATAGGTGCTGTTAGAATTTTTGCCATAGGCGATCCAGCAGTTAGCGGTGGAGATCTTTTTAATATCCGCTACCAGATCGCACTCAACGATCTCTACACTCTCACTTCAGTTTCCATGGTTCCGTATTTTATGGTAATGGAGCACCTTGCCCTTATTACCGAACTTTTAGTAGGGCAACAACCCATACGCTATAACAGACATAGAAACAGACTTCATGTAGATATGGACTGGAACAAAATGGACACTGGAAGTTTTCTTTTAATAGAAGCTTATCAGGTGGTTGATCCGGACACATTTACAGACGTGTGGGGAGACAGATGGCTTTATCTCTACGCAACAGCCCTTATTAAAAGGCAATGGGGTAATAATCTTAAAAAATTTGGTAATATGCAGCTTCCAGGCGGGGTTGTATTCAATGGGCAACAAGTTTACGATGAAGCTGATGCCGAAATAAAAGAATTAGAGCGTGATATGGTCACTAATCTTTCTCTCCCGGCTATGGACATGATAGGTTAAATGGCAACTAACTTTTATTTTAATAACTTTCAAGCCTCACAAGAGCAGCTTTTAATTGAAAATCTTATTATAGAGTCAATTAAAATCTACGGCATGGATATGGTCTATATGCCTAGAACAAGAATAGCTTTTGATAACGTTTACGGTGAAGACCCTCTCTCGGAATTCAACGACCAGTACGGCGTTGAAATGTACATTAAAAACGTTGACGGGTTTGGAGGAGACGGAGATTTTCTATCTAAATTTAACATAGAGATAAAAGACAGAGTTACCTTTACGGTTGCAAGAAGAGCATGGAACGATGAGGTAGGAGCTAATCACCTGTTAGATAGACCACAAGAGGGTGATCTTATTTACTTTCCTCTCAACAAAAAAATATTTGAAATTAAATTTGTGGAGCACGAAGCCATATTTTACCAGCTTGGCTCTTTGCAAACATACGATGTTGTCTGCGAGCTATTTTCTTACAGCAATGAAAGATTTAATACTGGTATTGAAGAAATTGATACCATGTACGAAAAATACGCATCAAGTACTACGCCAAAAGGCCTTCTCACGGATGATTTTATAGGTATGCCTTACTACCTTACTGATGAGTATGGATATAAACTTGTTTTAGAGGCATTTGATATAGATGTTACTGATGTTGCGTCTGACAACGAAGAAATTCAAACAGAAGCATTAGACTTTGTTGACTTCACAGAAATAGATCCTTTCAGTGAAGGTAGGTTTTAATGTTTAATCAAACATTCTACCATAAAACACTGAGAAAAAACGTTATCCTCTTCGGTACGCTGTTCAACGACATTTATATTAACAGAGTAAACAATAGTGGTGTGACCATTGATACGTTAAAGGTCCCCATTAGCTATGGACCTAAAGAAAAGACTTTAGCTAGGGTTAATCAAGATCCAGATTTGAATAAACCTTTTCAAACTGTCCTCCCGAGAATGGCTTTTGAAATGACAGGGATGAGCTATGACAATCAAAGAAAACTCCCTACCATTAGAAGACATCAAGCAAAAGAAGTAATAGTTGCAGGAAAAAAAGATACATTAAAATATATCTATAACCCCGTTCCTT